TAACTTCCTTTTGGTGGTCTTGTACTTCTTCCAAGATAATTTAACCCTGAAATGTTTGTAATACATTTGTGTCCTCCTGAATTTGCTTGAATCAATTCCCAAGCATTAATAGTAATCTTATCCAACATCTGTCTATGTTCTTCAGTTAATTCTGAAAAAGGAACCTCCATCATTTGTTGAATATGTTTCAACGCCTTTTCTCCATTGTCAATCGATTTAAACTTATCTCCATATAACGCTTTAAAGTCTTTAAATGTAAATCCAACACTCTCAGGACCCACACCCGTCTCACTAACCCATTTGATAGTTGATAAAGGTATATCCCTTGTTTTTAATTGGTCTTCCCATTTCGATAAAACTTCCTGTGCAATCTCCCCCAAGTTAACCCCTTTAAGTTCTCTCTCTTTCTTGAATGGATTACAAGATGCTTGAACAAGACCCAACGGCCACGCCATAATAAGAAAGTCTGCGTCAGGATTATTTCTAAATGGGGTGTATCTATCATAAGACCCAGGCTTGAACATGCTACCCCCACCATATTGGAAGATAATGTTGTCGCTGACATTTGGAAATCCTTGCATCGATGTTTTATAGTCTTGTGCATTTTTTTGTAATTGTTCCGGGTTAACGGCATTTGTTTTTTTCATCCATTCCTTAATGTTTGTAAGGATAGACATTAATGATGGCTCCGAATCCATAACCAAACCTTCTAAAAATCCCGGTTTGTTTTTGAACGCCAATATGAGTTTGTTTATCACAAACCCCAATAACATTTTGTTTCTCTGTAGTGATTTCTCGTTATCAAATCTAAACAAATAATTCACAACTTCATCAGGTGAGATGTCGTGTTTTGCAAAGTCCGCCGAGTCCACGGTTGATATTAATAATATATCTGAAGAAGGAAATAATTCTTTTGGTGAAACTATTTGAGAAATTGTTTCAACATTTGAACGAGATTGTCTAAAAGAAGTTGATTTGGTATCTTCGGCACCTGCTTGTCTGTCATGATGGTCCGTATGGATGACAAACATTGGTTTTCCGTGAGCAAAATCAACTAAGACCGGCATAGTATCACCTTGAGCATCATTCTTCTTTACAGAGAACTCTTTATCCCCATATTGAATAACGTGAACATCCACAACATTAATACCATTATCTTCAAGGTATTTCTTCATCGCAATTGCTGTGGTAACCCCATCTAAATCTTGGTGAAAGTATATTTCGGCTTTAGGGTATCTTTGGGACAATTTTTTAATGTCCCTGATACCACTTTCTTTTATTAGTTTTTTCATATTACATTTCAGGCATAATCACAATGGCAAGTACATCACCACTCTTCAAACCTTTACTTAACGAACAACTTTTATTAATTCTAATAAGGTCGTCAACACTTGTAACTCCAGGATGTTTTGCTGCAATACCACTTAATGTGTCACCTGATTTAACTTTATGTAATTTAACATTGTAACCATAAGCAGATTGAAGTCGTTTTGGGTCACCAAAACAATATTTACCACCCATTTCAGGTTTAATTTTTTCCATTTGAACATCAACCGCCTTTTGTCGGTTCATCTGTTCTTCAATAACTCTACTAACGATTCTATTTAAATCAGATTCAGTTAATCTTATAATTTTTGTCATATCTTTTATTATTATTTTTTATATTACATTCCCGGTATTGGGTTTAATTGTCCTGTTAACATTCCTCTTAAAAATTTGGCCATTGGGTCTAATTCAACATTATCACTTGAAACATTATCGGAAACGTTATCTGTAACTTTTTTAATAGGTGTTTTTACCACTTCCCCATCTTTAAAGGATTCTTCAAAGTACTTTTTAGCTTCAGGTGTTTTTTGGTAATTTTCCATGGCCTTTTGCATTTCTTGTTCACTACCTAACTTTTTAATAACTTCTTTTTCACCAACCCAGTTACCAAGTCCAATATAATCTAAAAACCCTAACCACCATTTAGTTTGTTGCATCATTATTTTTACTCTTCTTCCCTCAGCACTTCTAAATAATCTTGGAATTCCACCAAAAAACGTTTGACTCATAAATCCAGGTTTACTTAAAGCAGCAACGTCAAAAATTTTGTCGGCTTTCATAGCATCTTTTAATTGTTGAATTTCTTTAACTCCTGCCCTACCTGCCTTTAATTCAGCTTCAAGTGTTTTTGCCAGCCCACTAACATTTTTACTTTTAGAACCTGCTCTACCTAATAGAGTAAAATAATCCATGATGGTATTTTTCATACCTTTAAATGGTCCTGCAGGCATTTCCCTTAAAAACCCATTAACTTTTTCTGCCCATCCTCCTGAACCTCCAGCACTTCTTAAAAAATTACCAACAGGTCCCGGTTCTTTTGCTAATTTACCAATAATTTCACCGGCAGCCACCGCATCTGTTTTAGCTAATTTAAGTGCCGATTCTAACGCTTTAGTTTCTTTACTTCCCACTTTTAATGCTCCCATTACAGGTTTTGTAACAAAATCACCCACAAAGAATGGTAGTGCAGCAACTAAACTTAATATACCAAATAGAGTATCTCCTTGAACAAAATATGAAACAGCGTTAATTGTGTCAGTTATTGGTGTTGGGTCAACAATACCAACCACATCCATTACAGTATTATACCACGCCGCCTCGTTAACCATCTGCTCTTCATTCTGTTTTTTCTCAGTAATGAAGTTTTCTTTAATTAATATTAATTGGTTTTCGGTAATTATAAATTGAGCCATTCTAACTTTTATTTATAAATATCATTACAAACAAAAAAAAGGGTCTTACGACCCTTTTCTATTCTAATTCTAATTCAGTTTGATTTCTTTCCTCAATAAAATGTTTAATTCTATTCGTCGCTATGTCAACATACTTTGAACTATATTCGATTCCTAACCATCTACGACCTAATAATTCAGCACTAACCGCAGTCGTCCCACTACCCATGAAAGGGTCAAGAACAATATCATTTTTATAACTTAAAATTTTAATTGCCTTTGATGGAATATCCATTGAGAAGGTCGCTTTAGTTAACGATTTGGTATCTGCAAAATATTCCCATCTACCAAAAACTAAGTTCATAAACTCTTTCTTATCGTCATCGTCATAAATAACTTTATCCTTCAAAGTTCCATCTTCTAATGTAATTTTAGTATGACTACCTTCCCATTGTGATTCACCCTTATTCAATTTCTTTTTTGATTTCTTATAAGCAAGTATCACACATTCTTTTGGGTTATAAATGTATGGTGATGACGCTGACATCCAAGAACCCCAAGCCGTTTGTCTAACTCTATGTGGAGAATCTTCTGTAAGGTCAACCATTCCAAAGAATTGAAACCCAACTTCTTTCATCTTCATCCAAAACTCAGCATTGAATAATATTCTTCCACCCCTCTCTTGAACATTCATTTCAATCGGTACATTTATTGCAACCCTACCGTCATCTTTCAATACTCGGAAAGCCTCACTCAACCAATTAATGGTGAAATCCCAATACTCCTCCATTGATAACCCATCGTCATATTCATCATACTTAATGTTGGCGTTATATGGTGGAGAGGTAACAATTAAATCAACACTACCTTCAGGTAAAGTCTTCATCACTTCAACACAATCTCCATTTATTATTTTGCCCGTTTCTATCATTAGATTGAGATTGAGTGATTTGTCTTAAAATTATTATTTTTGTAATTTTCTTCAGGTGTCACTTCACCAATTTGAAGGTCTCCCTCAAAATAGTTTTGATAAGAACCCCAATATTCTGTCATTGACCCGTTTTGTAATTCATACAAAGCGTCTAATGTTTCTTCATCAAAAGGTAATTCATCGTCATTTTCCATTCCTCCAACCCATCCGTCTAAATTATCGTAGATGTATTGTAAGAACTCTTCTTCAGTTTCACCCTTAAAGTCAGGGAATTTTTCGCTATCTAACTCCACCGGAGTGTTTGCGTTGTGGGAGGTGTAATACTCCGTTTTTCTAAAATGTGATTTCATATTAATTTTCTTCTATTTTTCTTTCATTTATTACTTCACGATAACCTTCATATAACGAATCACGAAGTTCATATAATCCATTATACATTTCTTCATTATAATCATCATCTTCCCACATACGTTCTGAATCGACTTCATCATAATCCTCAATGTCATCATAATCATACCCATAAACAAAAGCACCTACCGGAGAATAACCTTCATCTTCATACGTTCCATAAGCAACAATATCCTTATCAACCTCATTCAACACTTCAACCACTTTTTGAATATACTCCGTCGGTACATTCCAAGCAGTTTCAAGAATCAAGTCAACTTCAGGTGTGTATTCAACATCCCCAAATTCAATTCTAATCCATTTTGACCCGATGTTTTCATCCATCCATTCTCTACTCATATAGTTGTCGGTAGTATTAAATTCGGTCCCAAATAATTTATTAAAGTGTTCAACCACTTTAACTTCTGAACTATTCTCACCTTCAGTTTCAAACAATTCTTTAACTTTACCAAACGTTTCTTCGTTAAGATTACATACCTTAACATAAGTTGTCATTGTATTTGCCATATTAATCTTTTAATTGGTATTCCCAACCATTTTCTTTTTTTATTGGTGTAATCTCTAAATCCAAGAACACCGCGTTTTGTTCATCAGCATACAAACCAAGTATGTTGTAGTCGTAAAACTCTTCAGCTTCACCCATCGTCATCAAATCTCTTTCTTGGAGAATGTTTAGTATTTTTTGTTTGGAATATAAAATCCTATTTCCATTACCAAATTCTTCAACAATCCCAACTATTGCGGATTCCAATCCGTCTAATAATATCGCACCTTCCGCGTATTCTTCAATATCTACTGTAACTTTCATTTACTTAATAATTGCAACATCACCTTTCCATACCACTTCATTTGCCTCACAACTTAAATGATGTTTATCTACTTTTGCCTTTATTGATGGGTCGTAAACAATATCTCTAGTAGTGTGAGTAGGAATTTCAAAAATAACATTTGACGCAAGATATTCAAACCCATCAACTAATATTCTCCAAAACATATGATTATCATCACATTTTGTATTGTATCTTACTTTTATATCTATCATAACTTACCATCCTTTTTCATTTGTTCTCTAATCTTGGTTGCCGAAATATTCTTAATCTCATCAGGTGGTAAATGTTCTATCACATCATATCCAACTCCTCTACCAATATTAATACTATCAATGTCCGGAATAACTTGAATTACCAATCGGCCTTCGTCAATTAAATCTTTCAACTCATTGTTTAAGTTCTCAACAACCCATTCAGTTGAAAATGGATTCTTATCATCAATCTCAACATCTCTCACACAAAGTAATATGTTCTTACCTCGTTCAAGTTGTTGGTCAATCAAAGCTCTGTGTCCATGGTGCCATGGTTGCCATCTTCCAACAAACATAGAATACTTCTTATTTGACGATGATGACGCAAATGCTGCTTGTACGTGTGTCTTTCTTTCCCAATTACTCATGACTATCCAAAAATTTAAAAATTTCTTTTTTACTTGGTGTAGGATTGTCTTTAAATGTTTCTAAGAATTTCTCTTTCAATCTTATTGGTACAACAGCGGTTTTCATTTTAATATCCATCACCCCATTTTCATCAACTTCACCATTTTCCATATAATATGCAAGGTAAAATTGTATTTCCGGTTCCTCTCTATTTATTTCCATATTCATTAATTTTAGTAATCAATTCACCAAGTGATGTAAATTCTGAAACGCCAGTAGTATCAATATCAATGTAGTTTTCAGTAGGTTTCTCATAGTTTTCAACATGAAAACCTTCCCTTCCACGAACATCATCAGTATGAATATAAACCTCAATCACCTTTGAACTGTCCTTTAACTCATTTCTTAAATCTCTATACGGAGATACTAAGGATATAATAACATCAATACCTTTAGAGTTTAGAAATTTTGCAATGTCTTGAGCTCTTTGAATATTTTTTCGTCTTCCGTCTTCAGAGTAATCTTTGTTTTGAAAGATATCTCTAATATCGTCTCCATCTATTTGAATAATATTTTGAGGATACAAATGTTGTTTTAATAATTTGGACAATGTGGTCTTACCAGCGTGAGGTTGTCCGATTAAATAGTAAATCATTTTTGTAAATTATCTATTCGTCTTTGAAGATACCATAACGCCTTCTTCAAGTCTTGGAGTTCTTTATCAGTTTCTTTTTTCCCTGCTCTTGAAATATACTTAACAGTATTTCCTAAGTGAAAATCTAATTCCCATGCCTCAATAACTTTGATTGCTTCATAAGGATTGTCCGCACCACCATAATGAAGTGGGTTGTTTACCATTTCTCCACTCATGATGATTACTGAATACTATTCTTACCTCTCTTGGTAACAG